AGATGCGCGTTGTTGAGCCGCGCCCCTCGTTTGATTATTGGTTATAGATATTAGCAACAAAGTAATTCATAACTTCATTGCGAAGTCTTGCCTGACTTTTAACCTTACCATTTTTGGTTCTTGTTCCAACTACTTGAATAATACTTAAACGCTGCATTGGTGTTAATTGTCCGAATGCAATTATTTGCTGTAGTGATTGTGAGATTGTCATTGCTTTGTGTTTTTGTTGTTGTTATTTGTTTGACAAATGTATGTAACTTTTTACACCACGCAATAGGTAGCATACAATTTTAACAAATTTTAACAAACGTGTAATTGATAATCAGTGACTTACGCCCACGAATAGCTGCCGTAGTTCGGAAACAATTCAAAGTACATACGCATCATGATAGCATCTGCGTAGTCAGGTGACTTGCCATGCATCCGGGCTATTTCATCTTTGGAGATAACTGCGAGTTTGCCATCGGCTTCCGGTTGCCGCCTACGTATCATGTCCAGTTCCTGCACGATAACATCACGAAACTGATTGACTTTAAAAATTACTTTGTTCTGCTCAATCAATTCGGCAAGCTTGAAGTAGCATTCTGCTTTTTGGTTAGTAAACTTATCTGCTTGCTTCGCACGCCCACCATTAAGGAAGCCCCTACAACGGAGCGCATCGACCGCACCCCCTCCAACCCCATCTTCATCGCAGATCACATTGCTAAGTTTGATGCCATGCCTATCGCATAGCTGGCGTATGGTCGAAACAACTGTTGTGATTGGTTGCTTTCGCAGTTCATGTATCTCAATCAGGTGCAATCCATGCCAAACGCAAATGACACTACGGTCTTTTCCAAGTCGCGCGATGTCGGCACTAATGTATTTATCACCTTTGCTTTCTTCTTCTCGGAAGCAGCGCAACAAATCTTCATACTGATATATCCAGTCCACACTTTCATCATAGTCCCAATCGCCTTCGAGCAATCGCTTTCTATCTGCTTCCGGTAGGCGCATCATCTTTGCTTCATAGACTGCATCAGGATTGACTGTATTATCCTTCATCAAAGCTTCCACAAATGCTTTGTGTGGTGGCAATAATTCTTTTTTCCATGGATGCCAATAGTCATTGTATAACCAACCTTTTGATGGATTACAACTCATCAAACCTTTTGGAATACCACCAACTAAATTGTAACGCACACGTGTGTCGATTATATCAACCGCCTTCTTTGTCATTTCTGCAACCTCATCTAAGAAGTAATCAGTAATTTCAAGTGATCCAAATCTATGGAAATCGGGATCGCTGGGTGTAGCTGCCATATCCATTAGGATTGTTTCACTACCATTGAACCAACGAATCATGTTTAGTTGCCCATTATACGTGTAGTGTTCACCTGCCTTCAATCCCATTTGGGTGCATATCTCCCAAAAACGAAGCATGGTAGATAGTTGCAGCTTCTTTAATTCAGCACGACCTATCAAACCACGTGTATGTGGATGCTTCAGTCTGCGTGCAATTTGCCAGTAACAACCCAACCATGTCTTACCACCATATACACCACCGCCATACAACACCTGCTCTACATTGCTGGATGTAGAAAGGTGTCGTAGGGCTTGCTCTTGTTTGCTATTGAATTGGGCTTGATACATTATTCAACGTGTTTCCATCTACGCAGTATTACATCCTTGATAGTTGAATCTGCTACACCATATTCCAACGCTAACATCTTCCGGGTATATTTATATGGTTTGAACTTTTGTCGAATCTCTTTGACCTGTTCTTCATTCAATTTGGCTGTACCAATTCTGCTACCCTTAACAAAGTTGGTGCAGATTGGTTTTTTAATTCGACCAGCATCATAACTATACTTTGCATTTTCAGCAGGTGTAACCCATTCTAAATTTTCCAATCTATTATCATCACGAACAAAATTGATGTGATTAACTTGACTTTTGTTTTGTGGATTTTCAATCCATGCAGCAGCAACCAGTCGATGCAATACAACTGCTTTTAATTTATTATCAATTAAAATAACAGTTCGCAAATATCCGCTGCGATTTTTAGCGGGTAGCATTATCGCATGCCTGTTGCTATTCTTATGCTTAGTAGTAAGCAATCGCCCCATATTACTAATCAAATACCTTTGATTTGTATTTGGAACGTACTTCCAAAATTCACCCGGATTGCTTTTAATCGGTGAGTTAATAGATTCTAATGTTATCATGATACAAATATACTTTATGTTTTTGGTTGCGCAACCAAATGATAAAAGTATTTTTTAGCATATCATGTAAACAACCCGATGTACATTCCAACCAAACCACCGCACAGCGTAGCTATCATGTCTGCATTGCTAAATGCTTTTTCCTTCAGCACAGAATCGTACAATTCTTTTCCCATTGCGCAGGCAAACACAGCCACCATCGCAAAAGGTGGAGCGAACAAAGATGCAGAAAGTGCATAAATGACTAAACCATATAGCGCATGGTTGGCTTTGTCTTCAGGTAGGATAGGCAGGTTCATTAGAATGGTAAATCTCCTGATGGATCGTCTTGTTGTTCGTCACGTTTTACGAGTGGCTCACTCATCTTGCCACTAAAGAATTTGCCGTTCTTGCCTTCCTTAACCCATGCAGCCAATCGCATCTTCTTTCCATTGACCATAATTTCGCCTGTGTATTCAGGTGCATTATTGGTTGTCTTGTTGTTCTTAAATAGGGTGAACTGCCCTTCTTGCATTTGGTAATTGCTCATTGTATTTAATTATTTATGATGTTGATGTCTTCGTACATCAGTGATACTGTCTTCTTGCCGCCAAACTCTGTTGTTATTACAACATCAAAGTTCAGTTGCTGGATGCTGTGCCCTTCAATATACCCGATGTACACTTCTGTTTCGTCCGGGTATTGTGCCAATGCATCCCACAGTTCACCGATAGTCATAGCTTGTATTCGTCTTTATCAGTTAGCAAATGTAATTCTTCAAAGATAAGACGCATTGTTAGATTATCGCTCATTGCAGGGCGCATGCTTCGCCTGGCTGTTAGCACAAATAGTTTGCGGAGCAGCTCGGTTTCTTTTTGCTTATCGTATTGCTTCATTTGTCACCTCCGTATGTTTCGTTGTAGTATTGTGCCGCATAAGACATATGATGATGGTCATCTTTTCCAGCATCATAAGCATCAACAATCTGCTCCTTCTCCATTGCTTTAGCTTGTTCAATAATTTGTCGAGCAATTATCAAATTTTCTTTCTCAATGGTATCATTTAATTTCAATTCATTAATTAACCACTCTATTGCTGTTTGCTTTTTCATATCAGTATTCATTTTGCGTTTCGATTAATTCCCTGTAACGTTCCTGCCTGTATTCAGTAAACTGATACGGCTTGTTTTTGTACACGCGAAAGCGCATGTCGTTATCCCATTGCGGCAGCGCATCGTATTCGCGCATCAGTGCAATCTCAAGTGGTGGTGGATTTTCCCTTTTCACTTCGCGCACTGGTTCTTCTTTAATCTTCAACTTATCTGCTGCCTGTTGCATCGCATCCATGATTTGCGGATGCTGAAACATTTCGTAGATGTTGTTGGCTTCTTGTTCAGCGGTTTTCTTTGCCCTTACAACTACTTGCCTTTCTTGGTCATAAAGTGGAAACCATGCAAGCACAGTTGCCGGGTCGATGCGGTTGTATATTGTTCCATATGCACCAATAGCTCCACGATCTAAACATATCTGCACATCTTCAAGTGAGTAAAAATATTTCTGTTGCATAATCTGTTCAGCACAAAACTCAATCTGCATAGCGTTCATGTTGTTCTGCACATTCATCAGTTGAGTACATCGTGTAACCAGCTGCATGATTTTGTCTTTGGTTGTTTCTTTATCAAGCTTCCGAAGGAGACCAATCTGGTCTTGTGTTATCGCGTGCTCGACTGATAGCGACTGCTTCGGCGTAAAGTGCATTAGCTTTTGCAATGCTGTCTGCTGTTGAATTTGATTGTTTGCCATATGATTTTTGATTTTTAATTTTATCCCATTCTCTGCGCATCCAGTTGCGCACTGTGCTTTGCCAATCCTTCATTGAAGATTTACCTACTATCCAGCCATTAGCTTCGTAGTGATCCATGAAGGTGCGAGCGAAATTAACTAATCTATCTTCGCTCATAAAGTTTTTACCTGTCGCATTCAGTTCGCCCATCAAGTTGTACACTTCATGTTCTTCCGGTTTAACGAATCGTTTGCGCGTTACTTTTTTTTCATTTGCATCTTCAACTATAATTTCATTCTGTGATTCGGGGCTGTTAAGCCCTATATCATTGTTTCTTTGTTTATTGGTTTCTTGGTTTCTTGGTTTATCTATGGGGGCACTGCTGTGTTCAATGCTGTGTTCAATGCCGTTGCTGTGCTGTATCAATGCCGTATCTAATGCCGTATGCAGTGCTGTGGCTTTTTTGCTACGGCATATTGATATTATTGTGCTGCTATACTGGTTCTTAGATTCACTGATAATTTGAATGAAATTCCATTTAGCTAAGTCGCTAAGTGCATCCAAGTAGGTGCGCTTGTTACCAATGTGCAACCCTTCCATTGTTGCGTTCGTTGGTATTCCAAACTGCTCTTTCCATCCAAGTCGATTGTTTAGTTCAATGATCCACATGAACAAAGCAGTGTGCTGGCACTTAACTTCCGAATGCTCAAAGGCAAAGTCAAACCACTTCCGGGAAAGGTCGTAACCGTTATTTTTCATTTGTGCTGTGTGTTGTATTTCGGCTGTAAAGTTTTAATCAAATGTTTTTCAAACTTTTTTGAGTTTGTACATTCTGTAAAATAAAACTGAACATAACCATAAGTTGCATTCAATAAACGTAATACTTCATGCCTATTGTAACGCTGCCATAAATTTATAGAACTACCAACGTATAAAATGCCCAACGTAGGTTCGACAATTACATAAACTCCTTCCTTGTTTGAAGGATAAGCGAAGTTTCTATCGTAGGTATTGGGTGTATACCATGAATCTTTTAAATAAAACATAAAACTAAATACCCACCTTCACATGCAAAGGCTAGTCCGTAGCCGAATGGCTTATGGCAATGCAGTGAAGATGGGATTTAAAAAATGTTTTCATACGAACTAGCGTTGCAAAGATAATCAAAATATTTCTACTTCCAAATTGCTGTTGCAATCATGAATCCGATTACGGCACCAACAGCCATGATCAATAGCATCTTGCTATTGCTGTTATCGCAGATAGGTTCTTCATGCACCGGTGCTGGCTGTATGCGCTCAACACGTTTGATGGGTTTGATAGTTAGCTGCTGCGTACCTGCTTTGCTTTGTGCATTGGCAATACGTGATTCCTTCAAACATTCTTTAGCAAATGCAACAGCTATTGCTTGCGTAGGCTTATCGCCTATCCAGCGTGTTACATTGCCTTCGCGTTTAATCATGTTGTGTTCGCGCATCAGCGTAATCAATCGCGCACCAACACGATATTCATTGCGCATTTGTTTGATATCAAATTCTTGCATGGCATGTAATGCACACATGAATTCGTAATACTTGCTTTTTGTGTTTTTTCTCATTGCTCTAAATAGGTTTTAATTATGATTGTAAATTCTTCAAATGACCTGCACACCTTTACGCAGTAACCTGCATTGATAAGCTGTGCGTGAACGATTTTTTGTGTGTCGGATAGTTTGCCCTTCTCGGTCTTCATCTCGATGAACAGGGCATGGTATGAACCACTGCTCATACAGATCATCAAATCAGGCATACCGGGCATAGCCCCTTCTGCTTTCAATATGTTCCAGCGTTTTGCTCTTTGTACCGGAGTGCCACCTATAAACACACCATTGGGGAAGGAAGCGATTAGTGTGCGAGGGAAGGAATAGCGGAACCATTCTACGCAACGTTGCTGAATCTTGCTTTCTTCGTGCTTCATGCATTCAGGGAATTAGATATTGCTAACCAAAACTTCCCGATGTAGTCTTCATCTGCTTGTATGTTTATCACAGGTAAATGTGATTCCAGCTCCATATACTCCCATTGTCCTAACGAATTGACTTGATAGTCACAACCTAATGTCACCGGGCAGTATTGTACGCTGCTACGTTCTACGGGAATATCAAAGCGAACTATTACGTGCTGGTCATTATTGAGCGTAACAAGATAGCACATGCGGTTCTCATTGACTACTTTCTTCTTTACGATGTACATGTTCTTGTCATTTACCCTGCGCACATCATGCACATCGTATTCACTCTCCATCGAATCAGTAAAGTTCTCATGAAATTCAAGGTTGTTTAGATTGTCCTCGATTTCGCGCCACCTTTTCTCCTTATCATCTGTGCTGAATACCAGCTTACACCAATCCATCAACTTAGCATTGCTTATGTTTAGCTCCTTTCGCAAATCAGCAAAGCTTACTTTATCAAACTTCTTCATGATAGTAAGGATATCACTGCGTGTTGGTAGCTTAGTAGTGCGCAGCTTCTTGCCTTGAGTCTTTATATATGCTTTATATTTACTCATCGCCTTCGTTTTTAATGGTTATACAATCGACTATCTCGCACACTGGCACTTCCATTACCCGGCTAAGGTTTATCAGCTGGCGTAACTTGATGCTGCCCGGATCATCACACCAATTATGCAAAGTCTTTTTTACTATGGGCGTGTTGCTTCTTTGCATCGCACGTAGGAGAGCAGCTTTGCTCCCTACTGTGCGTGCAATCAGTTGATTTAATTCCTGTCGCTTTCTCATTCGATTGGTTTTAATTTTGGATTAGCTACGTAGAAGATTTCGCGGTGCGCTTCGCTGAACTTATGCATGAACACTGCTTCATCGATTGGCTCGTAAAGCTTATCGCGCATGTCACGTTCTAAACGGAAGGCTACATCCTGCTCATCTTCGTAGCATTTTGTTTCAATGTTGCAGCTATATGCGTTATGGTAAACTGTGATAAGCTTTAAATCTGCAGTGATGCAGCAATAAAATTTGGTATAATCGCCATCAATGTAGTAGTGTGGCAGTGTTACTTTTGTAGTACCTACTCGTACCGGTGCTGTGTGTGTTACTTCGATTAACATTTGTATTGGGTTTTAAATTGTTTACTGATTTTCGTCATCTTGCCAAATAGCTGCAGTCACTGCATCTTCTATTTCACCGATTAACTTTTTATTATTGCTATTCATGATGCACTTAGTCATGTCAATGCCAGCGCAAAGCAGTGTGTATTTACACTGATCAATAGTTGTTTCTTCAGGCGTGTAATAATCGCCTCTAGAGAATGTGATTACGTACTCAACTTCAATAGTGAGTGTGATAGGTGCATTGCTGCAGTCGTGTTCAAAAGTGAAATAGCTCATGTTGTTTTGTTTTTGATTATCTTTGACGGGTACAAATGTACACGCTTTTTTGGATAGTGGAAGTATTTACACCGATATTTTTAAATTTTAACAAATCGACTGCGTAAGTATCCATATAGGGAAACATTACAGCGCATGGCTGGATAAGGCTAGTAGGCTTGCACACGATAAACAGAAAGGAAGTGATCTACTGCATGAAGTGCTTGCCAGGTTGATGGATAGACCACAGCAGGATATTGAAGATATAGTGTGCGGTGGTAAGATAGAAGCATACGTGAACAGGGCATTGTGGCTATCATGGCACAGCGCACGAAGTGATTACGCTATCAAGTATCGCAAATACTACGAATTACACGTAGAAAGGCAGGTGGACGATAGCAAACAGGACGAAACATGGATAGGTGCATTCATAGATGGTGAGTATTTATACAACGCAATAGGACGTTTGAATGAATTTGATGCAATCCTTTTGCGTCTATACAGTAAACCCGATTTCGACTACAAAGAATTGAGCGCAGAAACAGGTATTCCATACAGCTACCTGCGCACATCAATACACAGAGCATTAAAACGAATAAGAGAATATGTTAAACTTCAACGTTCCATCGCACATTCAACGCGAGAGATTGAATACTTGCAAAAAATGTAAGTTTTATAACGGCACATTTGGCACTTGCGGTACACCAATCGTAGGTAATAACGTCAATGCTGAAGAAAATGATGTTACTTACTACAAAGAGAAGATAAAATTGTGCGGCTGCTTCATGGATGTAAAGACTAAATTCCGCTTTGCATCATGCCCAGCACGTAAATGGTTTGCCCAGGACATGAAGGAAGAAGAAATAGCTGCGCTGGACACCTTCATAAGCAAAGTAAGTAAAGCCAACAGAATAGAATCCGAAGACTTGCAGATGCTTTACTATTGGTACAGCAAAATAACTAAGAAGCACGAACGTCCATCCGGGTGCGCATCGTGCATACGTGATCTAATTACAGAATTCCGTAGACAATTAGGAAAAATCGATAAACCATAATAACATGCCCCTACCAACACCAACAACAGAAGAATCAAAGAATGATTTCGTGGCACGCTGCATGAGTGATGCTAAGACGCAAAGTGAATACCCTGATGCACAACAACGCATTGCTGTATGCATTGCGCAGTATGATACTAAGTAACTTGTAAACATCAAAATAACAAATATGGGCTTACAAAAAGGAATGACCAACAACCCAAATGGTAGACCATTAGGAAGCTTGAATAAGAAGACACTTGAATGGGAAGAATTCGGGCGCACCTTTGTAGCTGAAGCATTGCCAAAGGTTGCGGAATTTATAAATGAGTGCATGGATTCACGCGATGAAGATTTGAAGTTTAAGGCTTCAGCACTTACGCTGGATGTACTTGAATACTTCAAACCCAAACAAGCACGTGTTACCGTAGCTGGTGACCAAAAAGCACCGGTAGTAATCAACGTGCATTCGGACTTGTAACAAAAAGGAAGCAAAAACTACAATACAACAGACCATGAAATTAAATTTTAGCATAGCAGCTAACGCGAAAGGCATCACTCTGAACCAATACATCGACTATCAAAACGCAGTCGATAAGGTTGAGCAGGTGCATGTAATCACTGGCAAGAGCAGCGAAAGTATTCGCCTGCTTCAGGTGCATGTAATTGATGAAATCATTGAAACGTTTGAAGCAGCCATTCGGTTAAGCAGTGGTGACTTTGAACGCACAGTGCGCATTGGTGCATACGAATTAGGCTTTATTCCTGACTTGAGTGCAATGTCTTTTGGCGAATACGTGGACATGGACACTGTTTGCGGTGACATCTATAAAGATGGTGTAATCATGGGCGAAGCTGCTCACAAAATGATGTGCATACTATACCGCCCCATCAAAGCTAAGTTCGGAAAGTATTACGACATCGAAGCTTATGATAGTAACGGCAAACGTAAGTATGAAGATGCCATAGGCAAATTGACTTTAGACCATGTGTTAAATACGCTGCTTTTTTTTTCGAGTTTAGAAATCGAACTATACAACGATTCCCTCGTTTATTTGGCAAAGGAGATAACGGAGATAGTGAAGGAGATGAAGGAACAGCAACCCCTGACGGATTAGGTGTGTACGGTTGGTTTCATATTATTGAATCACTTGCCGACCGGGACATAACGAAGTTTGATGCAGTGACAGAGCGAAGGTGTTATGAAGTGTTTACGCACTTAACGTATTTAGCAGACTAC